GCAGAGCTACAGCGTGGTAACCACCAGAAGCGGAAAAGTTATTGAAGCCTTTGGACAGGACGAGCCTGTGGCTACCGTTAACGGTTCAAAGCAGCATGTTATTGAGCTGTCCCGCCTGTATGCAACCGATGAGGCTATAAGCGACGGCATCAATTTTTATGACCTTGACAGCTTTTCGCTGGTTATCTGCAAGCCCGACAAGAGGGTTGTTTTCAGCGGATGCCGATGGTCACGGCTGGAGGAAGAGGGAACTCTTGGCGATACAGTGATGGAAAAGGTAAAAATAGTGGCAGGAAAGAGACTGGAGACAGCAGTTTCCGGCTGACAGAAGGAGGACAGGTCATGGCTATGGACGAAATACTGCGAAAGTTTTTAAGCGAAAAGACCACACCGGTACCCCGGTTGGAGGCAGAACTGAGGTTACTGCCTGCGGCAGACAGTATGAGGGCAGTTTGCCGGCTTGAGGATATAGAAAGCCGTGGAGTACCCGGCGCGGCTTTTGAGTTTTTGGCGCAGATAGTATGCCTTGCCCTTTTTAAAGACGGAAAAAGAATGTTTCCCTGCGCCTATGAGCTGAAGCAGCAGCTGGACCCGGAAACCATTGTGGAGCTGGCAGGACTGTATAGCAGAATGATGGACGATGTTTCCAACGGCGAAAAGCTCCACGATTTGAAAAACGCACTGAAAAACTGCCCCGGTGAGCGGCTCAAGTGGCGGGTACTGCGTGAGATGGGAGCCTTGCCCACGGCTGCACGGGACATGACTGACCGGGATTACATATATTGCGGGTTGAACCTCCTTATAGATCAGGAGGAAAACAGCAGACCGAACATGGTGGTCAATCCGGCATTTGACGAACAGCGGTTCCTTGCGCTGAAGTTCGGACCGGGAGAGGGGGCGAGCTTTGGTGGATAAAGCGGAAATCTATGCCGATATGATACGCAGACTGCTGCTGCAGTATGACGGGCTGGAAACAGGACTGAAAACCTCAGCCAAATCCGGGGCTGCCGTACAGACTGAGGAAAAAACCGCTTCATCTCCGGCGGCAGTCAGGGAAGAAGCGTCAGCGGTTACCGAAGCAAGCCACGTTACCACAAACCAGACGGTTTATGGCCTTACCCCAACGGAGATATCCGACGTGTTTGAGAGGGACGCAAGACGGTATGACGGCGGTTGACGGCTGCAAGGCCGTATGTAACGCCACGTCATCGTAATTGGCGGGCGACGAATCGTTGGTACCCTTGGCTCCCCCTCTGGGGGAGCTGGCAAAAACGAAGTTTTTGACTGAGAGGGCGAGTATGGTCGGCGGTCACGGCACAACCTGACCCTACGAAGTGTTACGTTGCGTTGTGTGTTGTAGGGGCTGACGTCCTCGTCAGCCCAAAGCGGAACGACGAGGACGTCGTTCCCTACGGTGTAATACGTCACGTTATGCATTTATTGCGGCGGGAGCAAGCCCCCGCCCTACGGTGAGATACGCCACGTCATGCGTGATTGGCGGGCGACCGCAAGGGTCGCCCCTACTGCGCTCAGGATGACATGGGTAGTTGTTGCGTAATAAGATGGGGATTTCTCCGATAGGTCAGCTTGCTGACCTGACGTTCAGAAATGACAGCGTAGTCGGAGTAATACGTTGCGTTGAAGCGTTGATTTGAACCTTCAAACCAAAAAAGAGGTATATAAATGAAACTATCATCTATGAGTTACAAGGGATATGTGTGGCCCCACAATCCCAGAAGCTGCACCGTTACAACAGAAAAAACGGTGACTTCTTCCAAACTGCCGGGAGGCAGATGGCATACCGGAGAACTTGGGCTTTCCGGCAGAAAAATCAGCGGCAGCGGTGAGTTTTCCGGTGAGGACGCATACTCCCGGTTCATGGAGCTTTATGAAGTGTTTTGCCGGGAGGGTGAGGGGATACTGTATCACCCTGTGCTGGGTGCCGTTACTGCCCATTTTTCGTCCCTGACAATGGATCAGGAACCGTCTGCCAACTATGTGGCTTACAGCTTTGAGTTCATCGAGCGTGGACAGACCGCTCTTCCCGAGATCATTGAGCCGTCGGCCGACGAAAAGAAATATCATACCGTCGCTGAGGGCGAAAGTTTCTGGACAGTTTGCAGCCTGTATAACCTGACATCGCTGAAGCTGGCGGAGCTTAACCCGTCTGTGGCCAGTCCGACCGCTCTGGCTGTGGGAATGATTTTGAGGGTGCTGTGATGACGGGATATATGATTTTGGCCGATGGCCGTGAACTGAAGCTGCCGCAGCTGGCGAGATGGAAAACCTGCCACACCTCCGGAGAGCCCTGCGATTGCTTTGAACTGCAGTGCCCGATCGACGGCACCTTTGATGAGCTTTTGGAAACCGCCGTAAGGTTCAGAGGTGAGCACAACGGACAGACTGTGTTTTTTGGAATTCCCGATGAGATGAGCTTCAGCTACGGTGACGACGGAATTGCCTTTTTCGCTTCCGGCAGAGGTCTGGCGGCACTGCTTATGGACAATCAGTTTGGTGAAGCGGAATACCCGTCAATTACCTTTGATGAGCTTTGCAGAACATATGCGGAGCCTTTTGGGATAGAGTATGACACCGGCATGTTCGGAAAAGCGGCAGCTGCTATGGAGGTTACCGCAACCTCCAGCTGCTGGAAAGTCATTACGGATTTTACAAAGGCTGTTTTTGCGGCGATTCCCCGGTTTACCCCTGAGGGGAAAATGGTGCTGACCGATAAGAATACCGGGCACCTTGTTGTTACCGAGGCTACCGGAGCCATGCTGACGCTGAAACGATACGGCGTGATCTCCCAGCTGTATATAAACGGAAGAGGCAGCATTTACAACCAGGACGCACTGAGCCGGGGGATCGAATGTCAAAAGGTTGTCCCCACTACATCAACCACCTATATGTATCAGATGAACGAGGCAAAAAAGGGGTATTTTACCCTGACGGTCACTTTGCCGAAAGCGTTCAGAGCGTTTCCGGGGGACAGCGTAAGTCTTGCGGGGAAAATGTTCAGCGGGCAGTACATAGTGGACGAGGCGGAAAGCTCGGGAGGTCCCGGCGGCAGCTTCTGCACACTTACATTGAAAAAGGGGGAGAAATGATGTGGCTTTCAAAAATGGCATCAAAAAAGACCGATACCCAGCCCGCTGCGGGAGTGGGGCAGGTGACGATTGCCGGCAGTGATGCAGCAGTTCAGACGGGCTGCGAGCATCGCAGTTTGCCGGTTTACGGACCTGCGGGACTGGTCTGGATGCCCAAAGTGGGCAGTAATGCTCTGGTTATAAAAACAGCGGACGGCAATGCCATTGCCGGGACCGTTGTGGACAACAGCGGGCTGGAACCCGGCGAAATAATGCTGGTGGCTGACAAGTGCTCGGTAAAGCTGGGCAGTGACGGTATCGAGCTTACCGGCAAGGTATTCGTCAACGGAAAAGAGGTGTGGTGATGGAACTTAAACTGATAAACGGCGACTACACACTTTCCGGAGGGGGCGGATTCAGCCGGACTTACGGCATTGAGGCATTGCTGACACGGGTGCTGTATCGCCTGACTGTACGCAGGGGCAGCTATGAGCTGATGCCCGACATGGGAAGTCAGCTTTGGCTGCTGCCGTCGAAGCCCCGATCCATGTGGGAGCGGTATGCCTGGGCCGCCGTTACAGAAGCGCTCAGCGATGAGCCGGTGACGCTGACATCTGTTTCCGTGGACGAAAAAAACGGCCGCCTTTCTGTGGCGGCAGAGCTTAAATACGGCGATGAAAGTATCACGGCGGAGGTGATTGTAAAATGAAAAGCCTTGAACAGATATATGAGGATATGCTGGAGGTATTTCGGGAAGAGACAGGGTACACCATGGAGGATTCGGCAGACCTGGCTGTACGTCTGAGAGCAGCTGCCAGCGAGATTTTTGGCCTGTATGTCTATGCAAACTGGATAGGCAAAATGGCATTTCCCCAGACTGCCGAGGGGCAGTATCTGGACTATTTCGCCCGTATGCGGGGACTGGAGCGCAAAAACTCCTCAAAGGCGGAGGGTGTTATAAGGTTTTACATCGACAGAGCAGTGAGCCACGACCTGACCATACCTGCGGGAACACGATGCTCCACGCAGGGGCTTGTGGGTTTTGTGACCACTGAAAAAGCTGTCCTTACTACCGGCAGTCTGTTTGTGGACGTGCCTGCTGTGGCTGAACAGGGCGGTGATGTGGGAAATGTCAAGGCGTCCACCATCGTGTATATGACCGTTCCTCCGGTGGGTATTGCAGGCTGCACAAACCCTGAGAGTTTTTTAGGCGGTGCCGACGGAGAGAACGACGAGCAGCTGCGTATTCGGGTGCTGGAAACATACAAGAGGCTGCCCAACGGCGCTAATGCTGCCTATTATGAAAACATTGCCCTTGAGGACGAGGGCGTGAGGGCGGTCAGCGTCATACCCAGATACAACGGCATAGGCACCGTGGCGGTGGTGGTTGCCGCCAAACAGGATTCGGACGTGGCAGAGGTTCTGGACAGAGTCCAGGCAAGAATGGACATAATGCGTGAAATAGCCGTGGATGTTCTGGTCATGACTCCAACGGAAATAGCGGTGCCGGTGACGATTCAGATGGCGGCGGCAGAGGGATACGACCATGACGAGGTGGCAAACAGGGTTCGGATCGCTCTGGAGGACCTGTTTGGAAGCCTGACACCCGGAGGAACGCTGATGAAGCGGCACATTTACGAGCTGCTGTCGGCCGCTGAGGGCGTGGCAAACTACGATGTCCTGCTGCCTGCCGAGGACATCTCTGCCGCCGATGACGAGATGATCGTTTCGGGAACCGTTACCATAGAGAGGATGGATAGCTGATGACTGCTGCTGACAGACTTTTGCGGTTGCTGGTGCCTCTGGGTGTTTACAGCTTCGGGGACGGCACCTACAGCCTTGGCGAGATAAAGGCGGTTGGCAGAGGGGCGGATACGGCTAAAGAAGATCTGGGTCTGCTTGAGAAAAACTGCTGCCTGCTTACAGCTTCGGAAGAAACTTTGAGGATGTATGCCAGACTGTTTGGTTTTGCGCTGCCTGCCGACGGTCTGCGGCAGGCTATCCCGGGGCTTTTGAATATCAGCGGTGACGGGTTTACCCCGGATGCGATAAACGCTGCCATTGCCGCCTGCGGTATAAATGCCCGGGTATCGGAAAAGGGCGGCGGTGTGCTGACAGTCAGGTTCCCCGGTGTCATGGGCGTGCCCGAGGGGTTTGAGCTTATGGCGGCGATGATAGAAAATATCATGCCTGCCCATTTGGAAACGGAATATGCATTTTTGTACCTGACATGGCAGCAGGCGGCCGGGATCACATGGCAGCAGGCCGGAGCATATACCTGGGACGAGTTTGCCATGCTGGAAATGTAAGGCACAGCGCTGCAGCGTGACAACGCAGAAAAACGCCCTGAAATGCAATAAGCCTTTCAGGGCGGTTATTTTATTCCAATTCGTCCAGAGTGAGTCTGAAGGGCGGAAGCAGATTTTCGATAAAGTAATCCAGTTCTTCCATTTTCATGGCTTTCAGGGCCTCCATGGTCTGACGTTCGGCACTTTCAAACTCACGGTTGCCGGCTTTCAGCTCTTCGGCACATTTTATGTATGCCGACAGCTTGTCTGCTGCCTTGACGTAAGGATAAACCTCCTTGTCGGACTCGAACAGCAGCGGGCGATAACCGTCACGCAGCTGCTCAGGCAGCATTTTCAGCAGTTTTTCGCAGGTAACGTGTTCAACCTGCTTGTAAGCGTCACGAATTTCGGGGTTGTAGTACTTTACCGGAGTCGGCAGATCGCCGGTGAGTATCTCCGATGCATCGTGGAACAGTGCAGCACAGGCGCAGCGGTCGGGGTCGGTATCCTTGCCGAAGATTTCCCGCCCGATAAGTGCCAGGGCGTGTGCCAGTACCGCCACCATGTGGCTGTGTTCCTGAATGTTTTCCGTATAGCTGTTGCGCATCAGTCCCCAGCGGTTGATGTATCGCATACGGGATATATAGGCGTAAAAAGTGTTTTCCATAACAGTTTCCTCTAGATAAGAGCCTTCTTTTTCCAGGTGCCCAGCTTGAAACGGACAAATGCCATGCCGGAGCACAGGAACCAGCCGGTAGCCTGAGCCCACCAGATAGCGGTGTATTCAAGGGGAGTATTGTAAGCCAGCAGATATGTAAGCACGATGCGCAGGAACAGGCTGAACATGGTGCAGAGCATGGCGTAGAACACGTCGCCGGAACCCTGAAGCAAAGCGGCTGTACACATATAGAATCCGAACAGGACGAAGAAAGGAGTCAGGCAGCGGAGATACTGGATTCCCAGCTCCATGGCACGGCCCTCCACGCCGAAAATGCCGATAAGAGGCTTGGCCGCCACCATGATAAGGGCAACGACGGCGGCACAGCAGATGACGACCATAACAAGAGTGCGCTTGTAGCCCTCGATAACACGGTCGGTCTGTTTTGCGCCCACGTTCTGGGCGGTAAAGGTGGACATGCCTGCCTGGAAACCAAAAATGGGGATAAGTACATAGTTTTCCACTCTGCCGGCAGCGGTGACGGCAGTCATAAGGTCGGTGCCGAAGCTGTTGATGACACGCTGAATAAGGATATGACCCATGGATACCACACACTGCTGTACGGTGGTGACGATACCTGTTTTTGTTATCATTATCAGTTTCTCTTTGTCCATACGGAACTCGCCTTTGGCAAAGCGGAGCATCTCGTACTTTTTGAACATATAGAAAAGGCTGACAACGGCAGATACAAACTGGGAGAAGATTGTGGCCAAAGCTGCACCGGCAACGCCCAGATTGAAATTGATGATAAGCACAAGATCCAGAACGATGTTGATGACAGAGCTTATAAGCAGGAAATACAAAGTTGCCTTGGAGTCGCCCAAAGAACGCAGAACGGCAGCCACGGAGTTATAGGTAAATTGGAACACCAGACCGCAGCAATAGATG